CAACACCAATTTTTAATGTAAAGGCTGATACCAATTCGACAGAATCTTGTGGTATTGATCAATCTGTAGTTGAAGAAAAATACAAAAATCAAGATAATGAGCTTGTTGAGAAATATGAAGATAATGTTGAAGTAATATATAAATCTGATAATAGCATCGTAATTAGGGACTACGCAAACCAATTTAATGCAGAAACACCTAAATTTCGCTCAGGTGGTCTGCTTAAAAAAATCGCTTATTTTATAATTACTGCTGCTGGTCATTGTGGTGGGGTGCAATACCTTACAAATAATAAGGTGGATGTATGTAGAATCGCATTAAGAGCTTTGGGAACAACAAAGAAACCTAATGCAAAATATTTATTAACAGGAAAATATATTTCTGGACGTATACCTGGCTGTGAGCCTATACATTCAGGTCCATGTAATAGAGGTTACTGGGAATACCGGGTTGTAAAACTATAATGATATGACAGGCGATAATCAAATCGCCTTTTTTAAGTATAACATGCCCCTCACACTTGAAAAGACCACCCATAGGTGGTCAATACCGCAAGTTAGATACTGCCTAGATATCAACCTTAGTGTGTGGTGCAGTATAACGATAAAGACCAATATGCATAATTAAATTTATTATTTTCATAGTAATAAATAAAAATATCTATATAGATAACAGGTTACTATATATTTTTAATGACACATCGCAATCGCCTTTGCATAGTTTATATCGGAGGTGAGTGAAATGACAGGCACATTAACAATTGAAACTATGGAAGCAAACGGTACTCCTGTTAATCAGGCAGCTATAAGAGTGTATGAGAGAACAGACAGTGCTTCTAAATTTATAATGGGATGTTATACCGATGAAAAGGGACTAAGTGAACCTATTACTCTCCCTACCCCAGACAGCACACATTCCTTGCATAGCATTCCACAGGCATGTCCTTATGCACAATATGATGTACAAGTCATAAAAGATGATTTTGACAAAGAAATAATCAACGGTGTACAGATATTTCCTAACACAAATTCTACTTTGACCGTTATTATGCAATGCTGTAATGGCAGGACACCAAAGACAAACACAATTGATATAGAGCATCACGAATTATATGATAAATGAATTGATACAAACAATGCTACTCTCCACATTGGAGAGTAGCAAAATGAGAGTGAACAAATATACATTAAGTTTTAGCGCAAGTTACCAATTAGATCCGCATCGAGCATTCCTCATGCAGCGTACAAATTGACGTGCACAGCGATTTTCTCTACAGTGTTGACGCATTGTACTGCGAGCTACTCGTTCTGCTTCATTCAATGCATTTCTGCCATAGTCATTATAGCAACTATAGCCTCTGTTCCAGTCGAATCTGTCGAAATCATAATCGCTAAAGCCATAAAAGTCATAATCATTACATTCACATCTGTTACACATATATATTTCCTCCATATCATATATTGAGATACATCTGCGTATCTCAATATATGATATGGAGGAATTAGATGCCTATTTAGGCTTATTATAATACTTATTGATAAAAGATTAAACGTTTGATAACCGTTAATCAAAAAACCACCATTAAGGTGGTCAAGTGCCGCAAAATACTGCCTAGGTATCTCTTTCTTTTTAATGGGCGGCAACGTAATCATTATATACCTCAACCAACTATTTGTAAATACATTGATACTATTTTATTAAATGTTATAAAAACTTTACAAAAAACCGGTATAGAACCGGTTCCCCATCTTTTTAGATGGATAGCATAAAGATACCTAGGCAGAAGCATATAATTATGCCAATATCATTCTATCATATTTCCTCCGTATGTAAATTCTAAATTATTTAATTTTTCTTAATTTTTAATCCGCTAATAAAAAGCCAGCTTATAGCCGGCTTTTGTCCCATTGTCACTGCATAAACTGTATGAAAGAGTGACTACGAAATTATATAGCATATCTTCAAAAATTGCAAATCGTTATCTTAGTAAAATATTGTAAGCTCGATGTTTAACAAAAAAAGGCTACTCTCTGGTGTGGAGAGTAGCACTAATATAAAATATGTGATATCATGTGATTTAGTTGCTTTTTCCGTATTTATTCGTATAATATTATTAGATATCGTTCTGTTGCTCTGATATCCGTCTGAAAAAACATTTAATCGAGGAAGGACCTTCAACTTTGAAGAAAACTCGAATAAATGTTTTTTTTATGTGTTTTCTGTTAAATCAATTGCACATACAATTTTAGTTAACTGCGTTCTTACATACTTTTGTATTTCGTTCTTTTGATGCCAAATGCTCATGATATAAGCTCTAACATCCGTGATATCCAAACTGCCTAAAGACATATAGATATTACAAATTTTTTTTGATAAATCCTTATTTTCATCTTTTATTATAGCGTTTAGATCAGTGTAAGGATTTTTATATAGCTTACTATTCTTTTCTGTTTTAGAATATAGTTGAGATATTTCTGTTATTATTTTATTGTTAAAAAAAGGATTATTTTTTTCAATTCCAGAGTAATTTGATAGATACTTATGTATTGGCAATTTACTGGAGTTGAAATATACTTTTTGATTTAAAATGCAATTTTCAATTATTCCTTTTGGATCATAATTCTTTGTATGAAACAGTATATCATCACAAATATTTATCAACCTTATAGACTCATATCCATATCTGAAAACTGACGATGAATGACCAACTAGAATTGCCATTTCATTAACTGAAAAATCGTGATTCTCCAAGCTGTCTGCGTATACCCTAGCGACTTTTTTATCTGTAGTTTGTATTAATTGAACTATTTTCTCTTCTATAGCTTTCAGATATTCTATATCTAAAGCCTCAACGATTTTGTTGAATGCTCCATAAAGCAAATTATAGTCTTTCAGTATAATTTTCGTCATTCTTAACCCTGCTATTTCTATATTCACTATATCTTGTAAATTTTCGTTATCTGTAAATTCTATGAATAGAAGTTTTTTCGAAAGTTGCACTTCACCTTCGGGATTGAGACAATCTTTTATGTCCTTGAAAATAGAAATAATATTGTTATCACCAGCTCCATATCCCATAAATATTGTTGGATATTCCATAAAAAAGGTTAGCAATTTAGCAGTTAAAAATTTTTGTTTTGAACCAAACAAGTCATAATCGGCCTTTGTGATTACAAGACTATCAGAATCAGAAAATGATCCATGTATTTTAAATATATTACCAATTCTATTTAATCTTTTATTCAATATGTCATTTTGACCAACACATACATTATAATTTTCAAATTGACTTTCTAAAAAACCATCATAATTAGTAGTTACTATATTTGATACTTTATTTACTAATTTCATAAAATTATCTCTTTCAAGGTCATATGATGCAGTTTTAGGGACAGCCATTTCGAAGTAATGAGAAAGAGAAAGCTTGAAAGGTGATTTTCCCTTTTTTATTTCATGTTCAAACTTTTCTTTGATATCTTTCTCAAAATCATTATCATCAAAAAATTTATCTTCGTATTCTTCCTTTATCAAACTTGCGATCATAGGCATTTTTTCAAATTCTTCTAAATTTCTTTTAGAAATTTCTTTCGAGGCTTTTCTCTCATATATTCTATATGGAAAACGTGTAGAATTTATTTTTTTCTGCATACATGGTTAACAATGACTCCCAGTCAGGCAACCCTAAATATCGCTTAGAAATACCAGACCCAATAAAAAGTATCGGTTTTGTTTGAAATCCTTCAAAAATTTCGTAAATTTTTTGTTGTAATACATCTTTATTCATCAGCATTCCCTCACTTTAATTATATTGTAACATTATACATAAGTATTTCCAATAAAAAAAGCCACTCACTCCCTAAGGAATGAGTGGTAATTTTTATATATTAGACTTCACGCAGCGGCTTCGCGTAGATCCACATCTTTCTGCGGCCGACCTTAGCATATACAGAATCAGTTTCCGGATCATTGTCCAGGACAGTGTATGTACCTTTGATTTTAACGTACTCACCTGGCTGCAGTACCTGATCGCCGGACTTCTTGCCGCCTTTCGTGGCCTCATCACATACAGCTGCATCCAGCCAGTGGTACTCAGCCACTGGCGTGCCGGTCAAGGCATAGCAGATCACCGCATCACGGGATGCTGATACCTTAGATACCTGATACACATCCGGGAAGATAAACTTATCACCTTTATTCAGTATCTGGTCAGGTTTCGGCTTGCTGGCTGCGTTGTTCTGCTGCAGATACCCTTTTACCTTGCTGACGAATTTCGCCCAGCTGTACGGCTTGTTGGCACGTATCTGGCTAGGACAGTTTTTTCCGGACCAGTCATGATGCTGGTACAGGCTCTGATGATCAAGCCCCTGTGCTTTCAGCAGCTTCGCAGCCAGCCATGCTGCGTTATCTGTAGCCTTCTCCAGATTGCTATCCGGATTGACACATATCTCGATTGCGATGGTGGTCATGTTGCCATTACCGTATCCATCACCGGCATGCCAGGCTACCTCATTGTCTGGGATGGACTGCGTGATCATTTTATCATCCACAGCATAATGCCAGGAAGCCTGCAGCGTGGATCCGCTGTTCTGCAGATACGTTCCGTGGTTCTTAGCGCCTGCTCCTGTCTTAAAATTATCAGTGTTGTGGATAGTGACACCAGCATTCTTCGTTCTCTTGATACCGCTTCTTGCCCCGCTGTAGATTACGGGTGCTAACATCTTTGTAATTTCCATTATTCTTCGTCCTCGCTTTCCATTTGATCAAAGACACCTTTCTCTAGGCATCTTTGATATGTTTTCTCTATATAGGCATATTCAGCATCGAGTACGCCGTTTTGTATATCATGCTTTTTGATTAGTGCGTGATATTTTGTATTGATTTCCACGATATGGTGAAATTCATCCTTTGTATGTCTGCGGTGATTCCTGCATGAATTTGCAAAATCCATTATTTCATACCGGATGCGATCAATTTCATTCTGATCGACTGTTCTGCTTAACTCACAAAGGCTCTTTCTCATATCTCCGTTGAGCTGCTGCCCTATCCATTTAAACAGCCATGTCCAGGGATTTACCTTTATTGGTGCTACCTGTATGACAACGGATCCAGCAAGTAACATGAGCAGCTTAGTTAAATCATCCATGCACTACTCCTGCGGCATATCCAATTCTGGCAGGCCGGCCACTGAGGTGAGCATGGATAATACTCCGGCCAATACTGTTGCAGATGCCACATAAGGCCAGTCTACCTGCCCCATAGCTGCAGCTGCGCCAATACCGGCGATACCTGCCTGCGCCATAGTCTTTAATGCTCGCATCCCTGCAGCTCTCCCCCATTTCTTCCAGTCATATTTCATTGTGATTCTCCTTTCCGCCATCTTGGCAATATGTAGGGCGTTTAACGCACGCCCATGCGAGACACTTTGGATCACCCCTATCCGGCTTTTATTTCTTCAGCCTGTTTCTTTGTTATCATCCCACCGGCTACAAATATTTCCAGATCACTGTCTTTATATATTCCAGCATCATAATACTCTTTGATCCAGCGATACATCATACTGCATCACCTGCCTTCAGCTTCGCTAATTCAAGCAGGACAGCAGCATTGAATCTTTCCTGCTCAGACAATTCCGGATCGATAGGCGGGAAAAGCTCTTGTTTTTCCTCTTCTGTCAATATTCTGATCTCCTCGTTTTCATAGATATAGTTATTTTGCAGCACATCATCATACATAGGCTGACTATATTTCATTTCTAAATAATTTGCCTGTGCATGTCCGTATACCGCATTATCATAACCATCATCAATATGTATATATCCTCGTGATTCCAAATCAGCTTCCGGAAAGAATGCAGTCGATTCTATTCCATCTATAAGCTGTTTTTCATTTATATGGGCATATACCTTATAGATTCCTTCTTGCATGTTATCCCTCCTAAACAGGTCGGCAATCGATACGTATGTCTTTCACAAAACACATGGTCTTTCCGATGGCTTTATTTGCTATAAAACATAAGATCCTATTTACATCGACCGTAACGGAAGATAAAGTAACAGGAAATTTGATTTGGGTATCACTTATGTCGTAAAATCCCTCTATCGTTACTGTCGGTTTAGACATTTTACGTACTCTCATATTAACTAAAGGTCTGGCGTATGTTGCTGTATTGTCATATAATACGCACGTCTGATTGTCTCCGAAATATTCAAAATATGCCATACTTCTTAACATCGCTAAGGTGTAATCCTCTTTCGCGTGCGCATAGGCGATCGATCCTGTATACATAAAGCAATATTTCACATCCACTCTGCCATAGACAGTTAACATGAATTTTAAGATATTGTATGTTTTTTTAGATGGGATATCGATCGTAACGGTATGCAATCCCGCGCTTTCTATCCGTGTCACTCCATAGCTCTGCTCGCTATACATTCCGCCTATTGTATTTGCTTCACAGATTCTCACATCTGCCGGATAAGACTGTGATGCAGCTGCATTAGATGCTATATTTTCAACCATTACACCGATCGTCACTTTCTTGCCGCGGTAATGATCTGGTATCGCTTGGTTTATTGATACCCATCCATAGTCAGTATTATTTATCCTTATGCCATCTGTCAGCTTTGTTACACTCTTCTTCGTACCATCTCCATAAGAATAAAAGTACCACATATCAAGACAATAACCATTATCCCCATAAACGCTTTTCCCTAGCTGATTACATTGAAAATCACCATCTATGATTTCATTTTCAGGTGCAGTCATAGAGACTGATGACAGTGGTTTTCCTGTTGCGTCATTCACGGAAGTAGGACCGATCTCTCCCTGTGGTCCAACAGCACCCTGTGCGGCCATCTTCACCCAGTAGGTCGCATTAGTTGGCATAATCGTTGTTGACGATGTATGTGACTTTAAACACCCATACATCGCGCCACTATAGGCCACTGTATCGATCTGTGTGCTATCACACTTATATGCCTTCCCTGATGCCCAAGCTCCCTGATTTTTGTATGACGTCCCCTGTACGCCTTGTGCTCCGCTCGGTCCCTGCGCACCGGTGTTACCTTTTACTCCTTGAATCCCCTGATCACCTTTATCCCCCTTATCTCCTTTGTCGCCTTTCGGACCTTTAAAATTACCTACTAATACCTTTGGCATATCACCACCTCCTAATCCGGTATGACCATATAGATATTGTTATTCGCATCAACCTCAAAGCCAGGTGGTGCAGTCGCATCAGAATAATTGCAATAGAGATTTCCTGCTGCATCCCCTGTAAATGCGATCATGCCATTTGCCGGCGTTACGACACCATCTGCTCCCTTATCGCCTTTATCACCTTTATCTCCCTTGATTCCTTGGATACCTTGATCTCCCTGCTCTCCTTTTGGTCCTTGTATTCCTTGGATACCCTGCGATCCGACAGGTCCCTGAATCCCCTGAGCACCTGTAAACTCTCCGTTCTCCAGTCGTCTCTTGATATCGTCAATTACTGCCTGTGCATCAGATACGACCTTATCAGTCCTATCCTTGAAATCATGATTGAATATCTGAGTAAACAAGGATAATGCAACGTCTTCCCATCCCGGCTCCCTTGGAGCATTCGTAGCCTGTGGATTGAGTGACTGCGTGATGTAAAATTCCACCGGTGATGTTGGTATCCTGATCATATCTTTCTCTGAGCCTTTATAAGCACACATCGAGATATAGAGATTGCCCTCTTTCTCAAAGGCTCCTCGTGGCAAGGTCAGTACACTCTTGACTGTATCAAATTCCAGTACACCAGTCTTCACCATATCCCTATCGTGGCAATACAGCCACAGAAAGGAATAGCCATCAAAAAAGCTGTCAGTGAATTCAACCGACAGCTGTAGGTTCTCAGCATATTGATATGCGATTTCGGTATTGTCATTTTTTAATATCGTCCCATACTGTTGTATTTTTCCGATTATGATGCTATCCATTTAATCACCTCCTACATAGCTTTTAATCTATTCTTCAACGTAGCGTAATCAGCTGGTGTTATTTTTCCATCTCCATTAAAATCATAGTGGTAGACCATATCATCATCAGCATTTATGGTGCCCATAATTATCAAACGGATAATATATAAGTCAGCCCATGTATAGATATTGGTGATTCCACTATTCTTAATTTTGACTGTACCATTATATAATCCATTGGAATCTATTTTCCAGCCTCCTATGTCCCCGTCGCTTGTCCTGATAGTCCCACCATCGAATAATGTTCCTGTTATCGTCGTGCCTGATATCGTACCAGAGAAATTTAATTTCTTTGTATTCTGATCAACATAGAGTACAAGGCTGTTATTACCATCGTATACTTTGATTCCACCATTTTTTATCGTTAGTCCCAGAATATCTATAATCACCTGCATGGTCTGCATGGAGTTACCGTTGTTTATCGCCTTTGATATAAGCGCTATGATCTGGTCTTCCTGCAATTTCAACTGAGCTTCGCCTAAACCTTTTGCAATCAGTTCAATGCTTTCTGAGTTATTCCGGATAGTCGTTTCTTTCTTATATCCATCCTGCGTAAGCTCAGTTACATTTTCCTGCATCTGGTTTATCATATCCGTTATTTTGCGCGGCTCATTAGACAATGTGATCGTGTTGTTCGACTTATCTTCATCCAGCAGATACTTACGGGTTTTTACGATACGGTGTGGTATCTCAATACCTCTTACAGGGTCAATGATACAATGCGCTGTCTCTCGGATTTTCACCTGCAGGTCTTTGTACTTATCGTCCACCGCAGCAAGGTCTATCATATTGATTGTGTATGATCCAACAGGTGCTGCCAGCTCCTGCAGCTTCTTCTGACCATCTGCCAGTAGGCTTTCCTTATTGGTATAACGGCCGTCTGTCCAGGAGCTTACTATCGGCCTGCCTTTGTAGCCTTGCAGGTCGATATATGGTTTGCCATTATTGATATCAGCAAACGTCAAATCATCAGCACCGTAGCAGTATAGCCTTGTGACAAGCTCTGTGCTGCTCTCCTTATATGTATGGTCCTTCATGTTCAACTCTGGAGTTACATACAATCCGGTGTCTGCAGAAGCGTATGGGTCTATTACAGTAACAACCTTGCTCAAACAATCAAAATCATACTGCACATCATATACAGTCTTGCAGCGCATCAGTACATCATACCCATTGCATTTTTCTTTGTCCGGTGTACGTTTGATCGTTCTGACTTCTTCGCCGGTTACCGTCCATCCTGCAGGCTTGATATAATTCAACACATCGCCTATGGTCTTTGTCTGCAGTGCAGCAATATCTGCTGTTTTGAGATAATATGATGCCTTCCAATCATCCATATTCAATTCACAGGTGATTGTGGCCTGCGTGATCAACTTGTTTACGCCTTTGATAAGATAGAGGTTATCCTCTGTCCTTACTTCTGCCTCAGTCTTTAAATACGTAAAAAGCTCTGAATCTGGCGGAACATCAAAAGAGAGCGTTTCTTCGCCCTCTTCATCCTTTTCTACATATGCGTTCGTGGTTACCGTGATAGGCAGCCATCCGTCTTGTGTCTTGACGCTTAACATATCTCACCTCCTAAAGATATACCGGACTGTAATACATCACCACATCAGCGTTTGTGTTGCTTACGGTGATGATATGGTCGCCCGGTTCCAAGCTTGGAAACTTAGTAAACATTGCATCAGAATATTTGTTTTTGCCATCCTCTGTTATGAGCATACTCTCACCATCCAGGATGATTTTCTTGCCAGTATGGATATTGCGTATTGTATATCCTCCTACTGTGATCTCTCCGTTGTAATGTGGAGTTATCTCATAGCGGATGCCGGCTTTGTATGCCCCTTTTATCGTTATCATATTCTCGGCGCGAGTTAGATTAAAACGCCGCTCTGAACCCTTCTTTATGGCGGATAAAGGGTATGTTATTTCGTAATTGCAAGCACCTAGGTGTTTCACTTCTGGCTGTCCAGATAAAATACAATCGTAGCGATATCCGGCTTCAATGTCAATCACAGAGCGTTTACTCAGTTCCCGCAGGAACCGCCCGGGGTCGTCGTCATTTTCAAATACAACAACAAGATTCATTGGTTTTGGTTCGATTGATTCAGAAATCATCGTATGCCGGTAGTCTATGGATTGTATGGTTCTGGAAAGAGAAGGAGGCATATATGTGAATGAAACAAATATACCGCCGAACATTTCCAGACGTTTATCATTTATCCTCATGAGTTACCTCCTGAATCCCATTTCTTCCGATATATCGTCAACAGTAGCATGTGCAAACTCTTTGCCGTTGATATAAAGTGGCACATTAAGCGTAACGGCTCCTGTGTTCCCTTTGCCATAAATTTTCTGTGCTGTATATTCCTCGTTTTCCTTTGCGGTAAGTACACGTTCGCCTTTATGCAATCGTGCATTGTATCCATCATAAGGAATATAATCGTTGCCGTTTGCATTAAATTTATACGCGCCACCAATGCCTGCGCGATTTCCGACTACAGTGTATTTATCGACGTGGTTTGTTGTAATAGTAGCCTCTTTGCTTTCTGGCTCCCATTTATCCCATTTACCGAACATTTTATCCCACCATGATACTATATCACCTGTTGAAACATCAACCTTATCTGCCAATTCTGTGTGAGCCGACATAAGCTTGTCAATCCCATCTTTCTTTATACCTTTTGCATTTTTTACCGCTTCCTTATATTCTTTGTTTGCTGCATCAATTATTTTTTGTGCCTTTTCCTCATATTTCCCCCCTTCTATTGTTTTTAGCTCCTCAGCCTGTCGCACAAGTTCATCGCGCTTTCTACCAGCCGATTTTACAGATTCAGATTCTATCTTATTCATTTCCTTTATTGCCTTACCAGCCATATCTGCAGTAATCTTCGTGCTGCTCTCGTTCAAACGATTCAGTATCACTTCCTGCTCAGCTTTACTGCTCGACATTGATTGCACTGCTTCTGTTTTCATTTGGTCATACAACTGGTCAATGCGTTCTTGTTGACTCTTTGTTATTTTTCCGCCGTTATCCTTTATTTCCTTGTATATGCCGGTAATTTGATCTTTTAAATATTTCGTTTTATTTATACGCTGCTGATAACCATCGTTAACAGTTTTTAAAATATCTGCCTGTTCTTCCTTGGTTATAGCTTTTGTAGAAGTAAACATTTCTTGATATTTACTGATAGTATCATTTTTTTGCTTTTCGATGGAAGAAGTAACGCTATTCGCCATTTCATCCACCTTGCTAGAAATTTTTCCAACGCTTTTGTCCGTTACTGCAGTGATACCGGTATACATATTCATGGATAATTGCTGTGCATCGTTAGACAGTTTTAAATACGAAGATAGCTGTTTCTGCGTTTCCTCGCTTATTTTTACGGTGTGAGCTCCCACAGCCTGCCCTGCTTTGTTATAGTCGATAACAGTCCGATCAGCGAATAAATCAATACTTGGTATAACCTCTTTTTGTAGATTGTCATATATGGCTTTACCCGCAAGTGCAACGCCGCCTATAGCAGCCACCGCGCCTGCGGCAGGTAATACTAATCCGCCAAGGGTAGAAACAACACCAGTTAACGCCGTGGTTCCTCCGGCTGCTGCTGTGGACATACCTGCGGCTCCTGCCGTCACTTTAGCTAATCCGGATGCAGCAGTAACTCCTGCAGGTGCTAAACCAGATAATGCACTTCCGAATTTACCTAAAAGACCGCTGTGTGTGGCCAAAGAAGAACCTAATTTCCCAAGAGCAGGAATACTTTTAGATAGCACTGTTGTCGCACCTGAAACAAGAGGCTTAAGTTTTCCGTAAGTCGTAACAAGCCCACCAGCAATCTTTAAGACCGGACCAGCTGCAGCTGCAACAAGACCAAACTTAATGATGTTTTCCTGCATTGCAGGTGACAACTTCGTGAACCCATCTACGAGCTTAGAAATGAATTTCGCAGCTTCTGTGACGATTGGAATAGCTTTTGCTCCAAGCTTTATTGCTTCATTTTTTAGCTCGTTCAGCGCACCTTTAAGTTGTTCTGCAGGGGTTGCATCCATCTTATCAAAAGCTTCCTGAGTGGCCCCGGCGGATTTCTGCATTGCCGCCAGCATTTCATCATATTCTTTTCCGCTGCCTTTTGCCAACACCATTGCTGCTGTACCAGCTTCGACAGAACCAAACATATCCTTCAGTGATTTACCATTCTTTTTGGCATCATCATCCAGAAGCTTGATAATATCCGAAGTTGCTTTACCTTCTTTTTTGAGGTCAGCGAAGCCCTTGCCTGTCAGTTCCCGTAAAGTCTTATCAGTGATTGATCCTGATTTTCCAAGCTCCGAAAGCATGGATTTCAGATATGTGCCTGATTCGGCTGTGGCAATACCGTTTTTCGTTAACTGGGCGTACGCAGCTGATAACTCGTCGATACCGAAATTAACTGAGTTTGCAACAGGTATGACCGCCCCCATGCTGGAAGCAAGCTCATCCACGGTGGTTTTACCAAGGTTCTGTGTGGTGATCAGCATGTCGGATATCTTCGTTGCATCCTCAGCTTTCATGCCGTATCCATTTATGGCTGTTGTCATTACATCCACAGCCTTAGCCCCGTCTGTAAATCCTCCCTTCGCAAGCTTCATAGCATCCGTAGTAAACTTGATTGCCTTCGTCTGGTCAACACCTGCGGAGATAGATCCGTATACAGCCTCTGAAAATTCGCCAACTGCGACTTTTGATTTACTGGAAGCGTCCAGAATGTCGTTTTTATATTTTCCGTAATCAACTACATTCTTATCTAGCAACGTAGAGACTTTTGCAAATGAGCTTTCGTAGTCTACCGCCATTTTTGTAGCAGCAATACCAGCTCCTGCCAGAGGAAGGGTGACAGTCTTTGTCAATTTGCCTCCGACATTAGACATTTGATTTCCTACTTTAATGGTCTTTTCCATTTGTTTGGATACTTCGTTCGCTCTCGCAACTGCTTCGGTTTTGATTTTACCCATATCCGATTTAAAGTTGGCAATATCGACCTTTATATCCATCATCAAAGGTGCAAGCTTCAAGCTACCTGACATTAACTATCACCCCGTTTCTGAAATTCGCGCACTGCTTGTAAATCTGCTTTTGTTTGTTGTAACCGCCAGAAGTCTTTCATCATTTTCCTTCCATCTTCTGAGCTGTTTTGGTTGTATATCCAAGCCTCTTTGCGGTACAAAAGAAAAAGGCTGATCGGCAGATGCAGGATATCATTTATAGATAATCCTGTATAATCTGCAATAGCCTTTAATTCTCCTGTGCATGTTTTATACGATTTTTCCCACTCCTCGATTTTATAGTATTTTGCGAATACCGCATCACGTACTCTTTCATCGTCCGGGAGCGGGAGAGTTAGTTTGGGTCGGATAGCGCCTCATTACATATCATCATAAGAGCCTGATACACTGCAACTACGAAGGAACGCGGTAAAACCTCTATATCCGATTTCTTTACTTTTATTCCTTCCTTATTGCGGCTTAGCATCGCTGTAACAGCATCAACCTGGTATACAATATAATCATTCATTTCGTCTGCATCTTCATGCTGTAATGCAGCCAGATACATGTTATGAGTGGGCTCATATACATGCAGGATTTTATCCGGCAGCTTCACTTCCTCTGTTCTCTCCAAATATGCATTCACATCCAGCATGCTATACACCTACTTCCGGAAGAGCTGCAGCCTCTTCGTCCGTGAGCTCTTCTTCGATGCTTGCGAGGAACCCTTTGATATACTCAATGGCTGCAATTTGCGCATCTACAGTCAGCTCTTTTGTTGTGAACTCTATCGCAAATCCATTGCCGCCCTGTCCAATCATGGTAAATCGCAACTTTTTGTCATTGTCTTTTGTGTGGACAAATCGCACTAATACCCTTTTTAGTTTATTGTTTGATCCGCCAAAAATCAATGTGCGCGTTTTCTTCACTTTATCCTCCACGAACTTCGCGGTAGACAATAATGCAAGGTTGCGTAGATTCCATGTCAAAATACCTGTGTTCGCAGTAACCTCTTCACTGGTAATTACTGATTTTACGATTTTGCCATACTGATTTTTTATATCATATTTTTCCGGCTTGTAATCTACAGAAAAGCCACCAGAACAATGCCCTACATTATGTTCTGGCGTTTCGATTTCTTCATTATCCGGTATCGCATCGCCTTCAAATTCCTGCATATACACCTCGCCAGCGCCCATGATGATATCGTCATTTTTTTTCTTTGTCACTTATATACACCTCCATGTAATTATAAAAAGGGAGACGCACTCCCACATTTGTATCTGGTCATTGAAGAGATCGCCACCACCCGCTAACTCACTATGATAATATATATTATCAGCTCTCAGAAAGGGGCTATCCTCTTCTTGGTCCAGTATGTCTAAAACCTTTTGTTTGATTGCTAAAAGCTTGTCGTAATCATCCCCTATAATACGCACCTCTATCTGACTTTGCTTTATATGGCCGCCTGATATAGGCGTGTGCTTGTAGGCGATAGCAGGATATGGTCCTATCGAGAAATTCGGTGAAGCATTAAGACCTGTTCCCTGCAATAATATATTTCTTATGCATTGTTCAATCATTTTCCGGCCAATGTCCTTTCTATTCTTGGCAAATTCTTAAGCTTAGCGTCTTCCAGAAAAGGCTGCGGTTTCTGCCCCTGTGTAGTATGCCATCCTTTGTACTTTCCCGCTTTTACGCAATATGACCACGGTGTCATCCGACCGTTGCCGTCCTTTGCATAAATACCGGTACCTTGATGAACGAATGGAGCATAATCCAGATTACACAGGATGCGGCCAGTTATGCTCAGACTGTCAAAGGTAACGTCATGCGTTATAGCTGCTCTCAAAATCCCCATGTCTGCAGGCGCGTTTTTCTTTGCTTCCCTTTCTACCAAAAGACAGGCTTTTCCCATGCATTGCACACGGTCTTGTATGATCTGTGTTGTAGCTTGCTCGATAGAAGCCATAAATGCGTCATTGTTTGGCATACAACGTCCTTTTTAGCAGCAGTGTAGTAAATCTTCCGGAAGTATTAAACATCGTCACCTCGTACGCATACATGCCGACCACGATGCGGTACTCTTTCCCTGGAATGAAATCTTTACAGAATGTGCAGCCATTGTGCGTACTCTGTTCATATTTAGCAGACTGTGTGGACCGGAAAGCGTCATTGTCATAGATTGATACATCCATCTTACAAACATCCTGCCAGTCTTTTTTAGGAGCGCCACTTGCGCCGGTTCCGCCATTGTCGACCTGCAGCACAGCAGGAACAAAATCAGTAAATACGCTCATGGAAGATTCCTGTACTTTCTCAATGCTCGGCGGATAGATTTCGGTATGTCTCCGCTGTACGTTTCGCTTGTTCCGGCTTTTGAACTGCTTGTTAGACCTTCATTCCCAGTAAGAATGAGCCTATAAACACATAAATCAGAGACTGGCGTAATTATCTTTTCATTGATGTCGCCTTCACGATAATTTATATAATCTAAAGCGTCGTTAATGGCATCGTTTACTGTATCATCGACATATGGCTGATCAATGTTTTTGATATGCGGTTTAAAACTCAATTTTGCAGCAACCTTTTGTTTCAGCTCTTTTTGATTCATGATTCCCCTCCTTTGGAAAAGAGGGAATGGTTACCCTCTTGAAATGATACGTGCGATTGGAATAGCTTTGTGACTGATATACTTGTTTCCTCCGGCAGAGCTGTCATTTACTAAAGACCAGTTTTTACCGTCGGCCATTTCCTCATTGGTAGGAGACAAAGATGCCTGCTGTTTCTTAAGATAAGAAATTCCGTTTACCGCCACAGCTGTACGTTTACGGCTGATTAGCGTGTCTTCTCCACCATTGACCTTCGCCTCGCGAACCATTTCATATGGATGTTTTACGCTCAAAGGCTGGAAGGAAATCGCTTTGTCACCCAGCACGTAAGTTGTATACTTTGTATATTCCTCTGTAGCGGGTACATATCCTTCCTCTCCCTCATTTCCCTGTGCCTCCTTTGCAGGGACGGTTTCACTAGGCATGGAATCATCAATAATAACTAATTTCCCATTCCATGTCCCCATTCCGAGGTCACGCTCAACGCCACTTGCATCCGTATATTTAAGGTATGCAATCAGCTTGAGGTTTTCCAGATTCGTAGATACAGTGCTGTGCATGATAACAAGCTTAAAGATATCCTTATTGTCACCACAAGCCCTCTGCATTGTGTCATTCAGCGATGTTGGACCAACTTTCGCAGCTTCGTCGGATTTCTCTGAAATATCGTTAGTATGCGCTGTGATAAACTCTGTGTTTTTTGCTCCGGTCATAGAGTAAACGCCTTTCAGAATAGCTAGGATACTATCCTGGTCCTTGTCATTCCAGAATTTCATGATTTTAGTACGAACGTTTGCCATGAAATCGACACCGCCGGTAATCTCATAAGAGAAATCCTTTTCCGTCCATCCATGCATGCGGCCAAATGTAAATACACCCTGCTCAAATGTGGTTGTAGTTGAAGTTGTTACATCAGTTTTTCCGTCATAGTTATCTGGATCACCCTCCAGATTGCCATAAAATGGAATGATACCGTATGCGGTATTGGTCTGATTACCAAACAGATCCAGCAGACGCTGGTCCTTTGTAATTGCTCCTGATTCCAGCAGTTTGTTACGCTTTACATCAGGAATGGCATTCATGTATTTTCCGAATGCCTCTTCATTGAAAATCTTAGCATCAAATTGTGTAGTCATATATCATCTTCCTTTCTATTCGCCGTTTTCCAGCTGATTAACAAAATCCTCGTAAGACATATCTTCCGGCTTTTTTTCTGGATCATCACCTTCTGGCGGTGTCTTCCCGGTTTTTGTCTTAAACATATCTTTGTATGTTTCTTTCAGGCTTTTAACCTGGTCTTCCAATCCTTCAACAGAGCCGTCTTCTTTGATTTTCAGCTTTGTTCGGTCAATTTTTCCAGACATCAAGTCCGGATGAATTGCCTTCTCCAATGCTTTTTCGATTGCAGCATCATATTTCATATTAGCGATTTCAGCATCATGTTCCTTCTTCGCTTTTTTATTCGCTTCCTGAGCATCCTCCAGCTGCTTTTTTAAATCTTCCACAGAACCAGCCTTTTTCAGGTCTTCCAGCTGTTTGTCACGAGCTTTTACATCACTGTCAAGCTGTTTTTTAGCTTCTGCAATAGTGTTGTATTTCTCCTTTGGCACGACATTGTCCGGTGCCTGTTTGTTGATTTCCTTGATAGCTTCCGAAAGATTCAGCTTGCCATCTTCTCCTGTGTGCTTTTCAAGGATTGTTTTGATCCATTCCATGCATTACCTCCATAGCATTTATATACCGCTCGCTTGCGGTTCGTAGGTCTGCCTATACCTGACAGTAGGTAAAATAAAACATGGTTTTCCCGCGTCATTTCAGATGATTGCAAAAATACGGCAGTTTCCGCTGCGGCGGGTCCTTCATATAGGTCACCTCTCTTTCAGTCTTTCCACAAAAAATGCAGGTCCGCTGTATCTTCTGCGTCCTGCACTTCAATCTGTTATCATAGTATTCATCCTTTATCATTTCTGTATAAGCGTGTAGGTGCATATCACACCCGGTTATTTATCTGGTCAAGTCTGGCCTTTAATTTACGTACCAGTGCCTTTTTCTTTGCTTTTTGGTGTATATCATCACATGCCTGTATCTTTGCTTGCAGTTCCTTGGTTTTATCGTCATGATAGAGCAAATGGTGCTTTTTACCACACGAAGAGCAAACGAAAAAAGCATTGATCAATCCATCAGCAAAACGTTCCTCTTGGATTACAATGCTTTCCGTAATTATTTCTTTATCGCAAGCGTCGCAAATAACTTTAACATCAATCATATTTTTTATTGTTCCCAACCAGAATGCTGCCATCTTTACCTTTTATAACGACACCACCTGCAGGTGTCACCCATTTCTTGCGATTGTTGGGTTTGCCATCTTTGCGTGCTTGGCTTTCGTAATACTCCATTTTTTCTTTATCCGTCATTCTTTTTCACCACCATTTTTATCTTTGGTTTATCACCTTTTTTATCTACAGAAACAATTTCACAAGGAATACCATCTCTCAAAAGGAACTCATATTCCATATCTTTGAATCCGGATAACTCATTTACATACATACCTATTCCTTTACCTTTAGGTACATTGATTTCTAGCAAGATATCCTTATCTTTTATAAAAGCATCATTTGCACCAGAGTAAGCGGGAGAAGTGCTGATGAATCCTAAATCAGTATATTCAGCACCTATCAAATCTTCGAGATTCGATGCATAATTCCCAAATGCATCCCTTCCGACTAATCTGTATACAGTTATACCATCTTTTAACATGAAATTATCCATAGCTGAATGCAAATCATCACGCATATTATCCATCAAATCAGAATTAAGCGACTCCCAGTCATTCAGCTTTCTAAGGTAATTGTTTATATCTTCATAGCCGCCAGCTGTATATGAACTAATGGCTGCATGCTGCGATCGTGTGAGGTTGGATTTCCAAATTTTATACCCACTATCATAAAAGAATTGGTTTACCGCGCTGCCGTTCTCGAACACTTTATATCTTTCCATCTTTATTGTACCACTATCCACCGCTTTATCAAGAGATATTTCTTTCCTTATAACTGGAAGCCATGTGCAACGGCATCCTGGATGGCATGGAAGTATTGGCGCTTTGTCAATATTGTATTCTTTCTCATGATTCGCCCCGCATATCTCGCAAGTACGTTCATCCTCAGCAGCCCACCATTGCACCTTTTCGACACCTGCATCTTTATAACCACGCAATGCGCTGCGGTTCATATAATTTATCGTTTCAGTGCGTACAAGGCGATGTGCTACATTAAAAGACTTCTGCATAACGTTTGATAACTGAACAGCTGTTTCTGTGACAGTCTTTCCAGTCGCTATAAAGTTGTTGATAACGCCATTCATATTACGTTCCAGAACACCCATGTCATTCCACAGTCTTTCACTGAAAAACGAGCCATGCCAAGGTGATCGCAGCATTTGCTCCATTTCTTTTTTGTTAGGAAATGAAAAATCATCAATCCCTAGCGATTCCATGACGTTTTTATAAACGTCTTGCCCTGCGGCTTTCATGCGTGAGGTCTGTGACTTCTCGATGGACGTTCCAAGCTTTTCTATTTCTTGGAATATCGCCCCTTGCTGGCCGAGCAGCTTGTTAAATCGGTATTGCTGTGTTCGTGTAAGCTCCCCAGTCTTTTCGGCTTCTTCAGCCAACGCATATAGCTCTCGTTTGATGCTGGATGAAGTCTTTTCATACATCCTCAACAAATCACGATTTTGCTCTTCTGCACTATTGTAAGTCCTCCACGTTTCCTTAGCTATTCGATTTTCCCAATATTCACTATTCTGGTATGGTTTACTCTTTGCCATCTTCTGCGCCTAAAGGCACTCTGTCCTGAAACAGATGCCCTTCGCTTTCCATTAGCTCTTTTTCTCTTTCCACATCATCAACGTATGGGTGATTGGCTAAATATGTATTTTGGGAAATATTAGCACTGGAAGCGTTAAGGTTATTGATCTTCTCAGTTTCGTTTATTTTCATGTCGAGATTAAATGTGATATTTATTTCTTCTGTGTGCTTCGCATCAAGGAAGGAATCTATGAAATATAGCAAATCTTCAAAGGCAAATGTAACATGCATCACCATTGCATCGGCTTTCAGGTCCAGTCCAGAATACATAAACTTAAGAGCCACCCCGGATGGTGCACTTCCGAATTTATCCAAATCCTTGATTACTCCCTGCCCTGAATCAATGATATCTCTTTTAAGCTGCTCATAATGCTCTCTGAGCGCCGTTATATCCATAGTGGGCGTAAGTGTCGTTACGCCTGAATTATCGTCCTCGTCGTCTGCATCAAGCACGAGAGCACGCTTTTCGTTGATATCGCTTAAGAATTTTTCAAGATTATCACCTTTATATCCCTTAAGGATAAAGATAAGATTTTTTGTTTCTTCCACGTAGTTTGCAGCTTCGCTCCGTGATTTATCATAGTTATCAATAAGCGACTTAACGAATTTGATATCCGGTAATTCAATATCGTTATTTTTCACCGGTATCCAGGGCACTTTCCCCCAACTACACCACTCTTTTCCGTTTTTAAAGTGCACCACGGTGTTACCTGCATCATCAACGTTCTTTGCCATATCCAGAATATAGTCTTCACCGTCTCTCACTCTGCAAATATATCCGTCAGCCGTCCACGTTTCCACATGTGTTCGGTATTTTTTTACGCCGCCGTCATAGTAGACTGTATCATAGATATAATGCATAGCCTTTAGTTCTTCGTGATTATTGTCTGTCCACTCTGGTAAGCACTTACTGGCAGGAACAAGCATAATTTTAAACTTTCCTTGCTCATCTACGTACGGATGCCACCATGAGATGCCGTGATTGCTTGCTGCATATCCAGAACGCATCAAGAAATGTTTAAATCGCTTGCCGAGTACATCCTGCACACTTTTTAGATAGGCCTTATCCTTACAATCGAGCGTATATTCCTTCGCAAATATGTATGCTACTTTTTCGTCCACCATGTTTTTGTAGGAAGCATGAGCCAGCCTGTTATTGGCTTTATTTTCTTCTTTTACTTTTTTACCGTTGACAATGCGCTCCATCTTGCGCTTTTTTATGTCATTGTCGACAGAGTAATATCTATCACCGATATACATCCACTCACGTCTTTTACTGTTGAGAAATTCAGACACCAACTCTTTTAAGTGATCCTCGTAACGTTCTTTGTCTTTCATTGCCATTCTTGCTGCTTTCACTCCCTTCCGGAATTTTCTAACGATTCCCAACGTATCACCTCCAAAATAAAAAGGTCTATAGCGACCTCATACCTACATGTTTTTTTAAATCTGATACCTCATAATCATCTAACGCATACCAGATGGCTGATAATGTATGAGGGTCAATGTTAAATTCATCCTCGATTATCTCACCATCTTTATCCACTTTGAAGGTAAGCTCCTGGAGCTCATCGACCGTATTGCGGCACTCTTCTGAGCATATGATTTTTTTAAATCGTTTTACCTTTTTAGTGTATACGTATCGTGAACCGCTGAATTTCTTGCATTTCTTCATACGGATTCCCTTTTGCTTATAATACTTGATTGCCTTAGGCTCTGCGTTATCTGATTTAATGAGCTCCCCAGATACGGCAAACTCTTTTATATCCTCGAAAATTTCGGGATCTGTTTTATCTCTGGAATAATACTCCCAGTAAATATACAGTATCTTGTTTTCATGGTCTATTGCCAGTCGTAATAATGCGTTGTATGAGGTAACGAAACCAAAGTCCATACCGTTTTTAAACATGGGGTCGTGTATCTGCTGTATGAGCTCCATCACTTCTTTATGTGGTTTAACTTCAAATTGTGGAAATACTCTTTTTCCATTGGTCCCGAATAGCCCCCTGCGGGCTATCCTGTATAAATCTGGGTCATGGCTTTTTAAGTCGTCTAGCTGCTCAATGTAATCGTCTGGTACGAAGTAATTATCATCGACCGTACTATGGTGATAATATATTTTGCCTTTACGGATAATACGTTTCTTATAAAGCTCTTTATCACTTAAATAAAAGAAGTGTTCTTTTTTATCCTCAAAGAAATATTTATAGCACCAGTTTGCCTTGCTGACTGGGTTTGTCGATAGGATGATGTGATTACTCAAAGAAGGATGCCTCAGACGTCCTGTAATCTCCTTGAATCCTTCGTATTTAACTTCTGAGCACTCTTCTATCCAAACAATCGAAACACCGTTCAAGGACTTTAATTTAGCCGGTTTATCCATACCCTTGAAAATGATTTTACTGCCATTTTTAAATATTACTTGCATTGGCGAAGTAGTAAAGCTCATTAGGCGGTCAACACCCATGTTCTCTGCTATTTCCTGCAATAAATCGAAGCAAGATTCACGGATAGTTTCAAATACTTCTCGTACAACTAAAGCCTTGCGTTTTTCTGCCAGAAGTTTGCTGAGTAATTTAACGCCTACATGATAACTTTTCGATGAACCATATCCACCGACGAGAAAATAAAATTTACTTTCCCAGTCATTTACAAAGTCGATGAAGTGATCATTTAATACAACGTTAATCTGCTTTGTCATTTGCTGCGCTTGCTGGTGTAAAGGTGATGTTTATATCCATGTCGTTATCGCCAGCCACCTTTTCAAGTCGCTTCATCAGTTCTTTTCCAGCTTCCAGCCTTTCTTTAAGTGCTGCGTCCAACCCAAACTGGTCCTTTTCAGCTCCGCGCATGACCGCAGTATAAAACTCCATGACTTCTTTAATGTCGGCGATTTTCTTATCTTCGACCTTTTTCATGACCTTTTTCATATATTCTTGGACGCTAACGTTTGTTAACAGACGAGCAGCTCCAGCTCTTGCTCCTTTGGGACTGTATCCAGCCTTTATATAAGCGTCGGCCTGTGAAAGGTTCTCCTTACACAGATACAGCACAAACGCCTTTTGCTTCTCGTTTATTTTCACGAGCTATCATCCCTCAATAAATCCGCAAGGAATTGCACTACATCCAGCGCTTTATCAAAGTAATGGCTATCCTTCTGCTTTTCCCCATCCGCATCTATGTATGTTGTATATACTGTATACTTTGTGCATATGCAATCGTATTTATCGGAATGGAATTGTGACCTATTGATACAATATACTTTACCCTTTGCTTTTAATGCTTTCTGCAGCCTGTTTATCAAGGTGTTTAGATTGTTGCTCATTAAGTCACTCTCCTTTCTTTTTTTACGTCGCCGGCATGAGCACAGGTTCTGTTCCTGGTGCTCCTGTATCAGCATCTGTGTACTTTAATTTTTGTTTTACGATACTATCATAAGCAGCCATTATCTTTGGCATCTGTATTGCCATCCAGTCAATCATTTCCTCATTCACGGCCCATGCCTCGTGTGCAGTGCTGCTCTGGTCCATGCCGGATTCAAACAAAAAAGCATGTATAAGTTCGTGTCTTAATACATGCCTCTGCATTTCTTTCAGATTGTCTGTTTTAAATTCAGGCGGGACGTCTTCTTGTTCGCTTATGTGGATCTCCTTGGTATAGAAATCCGTTTCTCCACCTCTGCCATCGAGGGAAGGAACATATTTGATTCTATATACTGTACCTAATACATTTACCTTCATTTTCTTTTTCTCCTATATTCCCAGTGTCTGCTTGCATCAAATCCTGCTGTGTTTTCAGCCCGTCTGCGTGTGTTTTCCATGTCCAGTGCCTGACGCTCAGCCTTGTACCATTCGCACGCTCCGTGGCATTCCGGATGGCGTTTAGGGCAGTCTTTACATACTGTGATCATCCTCTAGTACCTCATATGTTTTTTTAAAGATATCCGCCTTACATGGATATAATTCGCCTCTTAGGCCTCTTATGATGTAATCTCCTGCTCTGGCTATCATCGTTCCTTCAAGCGTCTTGATTTCACACCACGCAGGTGATGCATTGTATTTACCGAAATCATGTGTGATCACCGTATTATTGGATACGGCATCCCAGAACCAAACTTCACCAACAAGACCTCGCTCATTTAGCTGGAACGCTTCTACTACAACCGGTTTCTTTCTTACCTTCATGTATATCATTCCTTTCTGGGTAAAAGAAAAGCACCTCATTGGGTGCTTAGATTCAATTATTCTTAAAATATGTTTTTGGTATACCGTTCTTTTCAAATGATTCTTCATCAAAATGCCAATCTGTAAATGTTGATCTATCCTGAAATAATTTATGTGCCTTCTGTAATTCATCACTTACTTTTTTTTCATCACATTTATTAACTTTTTTAAAATGCTTCAAGGCCTCTAAATACGCTTCATTTCCTAATCGCCTTTGAGTTGCGCCTAAATGTATGACATGATGGCAATCCGGACAAACAGCTATGATTCTTTTTAAGCTCTGCACATGATTTTCATCATTGTACTCCCATTGCTCATGCGCCTCTAATTTTTCGCATTCTGCACCACAGATTTCACACTTATGATTTGCAGCTTCCCTGACGGACTTACTTATTTGATTCCATCTATTGGCTTTCAGCAATTTCCTTAAATTTTTATTCCAGCAGGTCCTAGGAATAAGTTCAATCTCTAATTTCATAATTGTTCACCTCTAATTTTATCATACTACAAAAAAAGGTAAATTAAAAGCGCCTTTTTTTATGTCTCCCTACATGAGTGCGCTATCTCATTGTTTTTTAAGGATATTTGCATAGATAGGAAGATTACTTACCCTAATCTACAGACGATATATGGGAAAGGGGGGGATCACCTGCAGATTACGGCAGGCATCCTAAGATGCCGCGTAAGTAAACCGTAAGGGGAAAGTGAAGCACAAGGAAGAGAATCACGCCTCATCCCCCGTACTTCCACGCTATCATAATACCACGTTTTTCGTGGCACATTGTGTCCATTTAAATAATTTTAGCAATTACTCTATTTGCAAACTTTAGCATAGCCGAATGATCATTATAATGATAATCATCCATCACTCGTTTATAGTATTTCTTTTCAATGAATAAGTCTACTATCAACTGCCTATCTACAGGATTCTCAATCATACTGATTTTTCGATTAACATCGTTAATTCTTCTTATGTAATCGTTTCTTTCTCGTATCGCTTCACCCTGTTTCATCAACGGTTCCAGTTTATCAGATGCATATGGATTTCTTGCATTTTCACGCTTGGGTTCATCGTTACCATTTGGACACGATAAACCAGTAAGTATCACATCATATTCTTCAATCTTTTCGTTGCAAACCAAAATAGCTTTCGTGTAATACTCTACGCTCTTGCATTCTCTTTTAAACTGTTCAATTTTATCTTTCACAGTCAACATACTTATCGTCCCTCTCTTTCATTTATGACGCATATCATCAAAAAGGTAAAATACAGCATTACTGCCAGTGCTATATCAATCATGCGTATACCTCCTCTAGATACTGCTGCAGCTCTTTTATTGTTTCAAACAGCAGCATGAGATTCTCTTCATGCAGGATGTACACCGTACCTCTGTTGGACATGTAGCCTGTTTCGATTTTAACGTTGTACGCTTTTTCTAAGGTCTTTTTCTGCATTTCTCGTCCTCCTCACTGCCATCCGGATAAAATACCACAACCGACTGTTTGTATGTATACGGCCGTCTATGCTATTGTATTTTTTCATTGTCCACCTCCATATGCCTCCGGTAATGGCATCCATGCTATTACTTTCCATTTTTCCATGTCTATGCATTTATTATTGCAATACCATCGCTTGCCATATCCGTATCCCGTGAATATCTTTTCTACTTTTCGCTGTCCATATGCATTTTCCAATATTGCTAACACTGCACATCCTGCAAAGAGTGGTACCCTTTCTTTTACCGGTATCCATTGGTTTTCAATTAGCTCAAGCGCTCGCTCATACACTTTGCTTTTCCATGTATGATCACACTTAGAATACATTGGACACTCTTCACAGATTTCATCGTGAAAATCACTTGCTGATTTTAAACAATGTAATACTATTTCTTTGTTTATTCCATTACTCATTTTCTTGCCCTTCTTGTGGTACTTCCCTGCGATAGAAACGGTTTCCTTCAAAGTCCATATAGTAACCTTCTACGCTGTTTGTTATGATATGACTTGCATACCTAATGCCTCTTACCGGTTCCCATTCTAATGGTTTAAATATGTAGATATATGACTTTGTTTTATCATCCCAAACCCACATACCTTCATGCAAATCTTCAAATTTTAGAGGTGGGTTGTCAAAATGTTCTTCGATTAACTTCTGAAGTACAGAATATTGCTTTTCGTCACAATAATCTCCATCCATTTTCACACTTGCTAACGCATATAAATATTCATCTTTAGTCATTTCATATCCCTCCTAAAATGGTAGATCATCACTTGCGATATCCAGTGTACTGTTGCTTGTAAAGTCATTAGAGCAGGACTGGGAGCTGCTGTTGTCACTCTGATAGCCCTGATTGTTTGCATCTGGTACATATGCACTGTTCGCATTACTTGCAGCAGCACTTTTGCTTTCCAGAAACTGTACGCTCTCTGCGACAACCTCTATTACATACACACGTTTACCGCTTTGATCATCATAGCTGCGTGTTTGGATTCTTCCTTCCACGCCGACCAGTGAGCCTTTGTGTGTATACTGCTGTACAATGTCAGCTGTTTTATTCCATGCTACTGTGTTGATAAAATCAGCATCCGGCTGGCCCTCCTGCTTGAAACGGCGGGTACATGCTACAGTAAAAGAAACAACCGATGCACCGTTTGCAGTCTTACGCAGTACTGGGTCTTTTACAAGCCTGCCAGCTAATACCACTCTGTTGATCATATTTCAGCCTCCAGTCCCTAACAGAAGTTGTTTGTTCTGGTACAGCTCATATGCTGTATCCCCGTTTTTATTTACAAAGTAAGGCAGCATGATTTGATCTATTGTAACCATTTCTGTTTCCAAAATTGCAAGTTGTGCGTCTAACCAATCTTTTATATTACGCCATGCCACATTTTCTGCTTTTTGATAATCGGCTTTGATTTTTTGTCGGCGAAGTACCTCCAGCATATCGTCGATAGTTGCCCGGATTTCTTTCAAAACGGAAACAGCGTATTCTCCGCTGTGTTTCATGCTCCATTCACAACGTTTTATATTAAGAGCTTCTTCTCCAATGTCCACAACGATATGATATAAAACATCCTCTAAAACCTTTAAATTACTGAAACGTCTACCATCTGTATGGGTTTCTCCTACGGCCTCAATGCTTCCGATATATTCATTCATTACTTCGCGTATTACTTCACTGCGATGCTCGATTAGCTGTTTTTCTTCTGACATTTATATTCACTCTCCTTCATGCAATGCTCTTATTGCCTTTTTAACTTCGTCCAGCGCGACATAATCTTTATCATTAACAGTGACAATCACATTTTCCAAACCGCATTTTTTGAGTATATCCTCAATTTTTACTATGGCATGACCTGCTATTACTGACTGCTGCCTCTTATTTAAAACGGTAGCCATTCCGGTACCTCCATAGCGATTTTTGGGATATAGTCAGTCTTTTTACGTTGCTGGCCAAACAATTCTTTTTTTGCGCTTTCACTCATGACCTTTACCATTTCAGAGCTCATACGTTCATGGTCTGCTTGCTTTCGCTTAATATTATTTAACACATTCATTTCTTTTTCTGAGATAATGACATGCACATTTACCTCATGTTTTTGGCCAAAACGATAGCACCTGCGTATTGCCTGATAAAACTGCTCATAGCTGTCAGATAGTCCACAGAATATCATGTCGTGACAGTTCTGCCAGTTCATTCCAAATCCACAGATAGACGGTTTTGTTACGAGATACTTCACGTCTCCGGACGCAAATCCTATCATAGCTTTTTCTTTGTGTTCTGGCGTATCAGATCCTTTTACCTCTATAGATTCAGGTATGGCTTTATGTAATGCAGTACTCTCATTGTTATAATCACACCATATCAGGCAATTCTCTTTTGTCTGAGCGATTTTCTTCGCCATTGCCACTCTTTCATCAAGGCTGTGCTTTCGAGCTTCTCTGCGCTCCTGCAGCGTTTCTGCGTACTCCACAAATAAGCTCTCTGCATCTGGCTTACTTTTTAATATGTTTGCTTTTACATGCAGTTTTGGTAATACGAACTTTTCTCCATCATATCCAAGGTCTGACGGTGATTTTATCATCATGCTCCATGTCGCCATCCAGCGGAAGAACTCTTTTTCTGCATGGCGTTTCAGGCGCCATCCAATGCGATCATTTTTGCCTTTTTTCTTGATGCTGTCATTGATGAAGAATGTCGCTAGCATTTCTCCTCTTGGCATGACACCGAGAAACTCAGCTGTTGTCCCTATCTCTGTATAATCATTAGGGCTTGGTGTTGCTGTGCAGCATAATTTGTAGGGAGTGTAAGCAAAACGTTCCTGCAGGTCTTTTGTTGTTTTCCCTGCGTACGATTTCAAAATTGAGCTTTCGTCAAGGACAACTCCGGAAAAACTATCTGTATCGAATTTGTGTATCTTTTCGTAATTTGTAATGTTTATACCTGGCTTTATATCTTTCTGACCTTCTGCCAGATTGCAAGTGATACCAAATTTTGAAGCCTCCTGTGCTGTCTGCTTTGATACTGCCAAGGGTGCAAGAATCAATACTGTTCCTCCTGTATGCTTTGCAACCGCATCCGCCCATGATAATTGCTGGATGGTCTTACCTAGCCCGGTATCCTCAAACAAAGCAGCTTTTCCAATTCTAAGCGCCCATTTTGTTATTGCTTGCTGATAGTCAAATAGGTTTTCATTGAGGTTTTCCGCAGTGAATCCAGATGGTTCTATTGTGTATTCTTTAGTCTTTAAAAATTCTTCGTATGTCATTCTTCATCACCTTCAAATAAAAACTCCAGCTGTTCTTCTGCGTTTGCAGCACGTTCACAATTTTTCACTGACTGTTCGAAATAAGATTCTTTCAATTCTATCCCTACAGCCTTACGGTGCATCTTTATGGACTGGTACGCTTCTGATCCGATACCCAAGAATGGAGTAAACACTGTATCACCTGGATTTGTCCACAGTTCAATGCATCGCTCTATAACATCTAACTGCAAAGGGCATATATGCTTTTCGTCTCGTTCTTCCCTCGCTGATGTACGATTGAGAGTGTTGCTCTGTCGGATGTTCATCCATACCGGCGATGCATATTCCTGCCATTTGCTTACCGGAAATGATTCATTCGTGTGCGTTATCGGTTCTTTGTTTTCTCCCGGTTTCCTCATCGTAACGATGTAATCAGCAATGCCCTGACGGCTCATAGCGCTATCTTTTTTTAACTGCTTGTGCAACAATCCGATATGTTTTGTTCGCTGCATAGCAACCACCGGATCTTTCCAAATCGTGATTTTGCTATGGTAGTAAAATCCATAATCCTGAAATAACTCTCTCAATATGCCCGGAAAATCTCGTAAACCAATAAATCCATCGTTTGCCTTTATTGTAGGAAGGTCCATACAATGAATGCTAACCAATCTTCCCGGCTTGATTATCCGGAATAGCTCAGCTACGATATAACCAAACTGTTTGTAAAACTCTTCTGTGCTGCGGCAGTTGCCTAAATCTCTCGGACTGTCACTGTAAGTGTATAAATCCTCGAAAGGTGGACTAAAAATTGAATAGTCCATTGATTCATCCGGTAAACCCTGCATTACTTCGCAGGAATCTCCATTGTATAATGCGTAATGTTCTGTAATTACTTGATTGATTACTTTATCCATTTAATCTCCTTTCAAAAAAACAGTGTTTCTTGTATTGTGTTCTTTGATATGCCGAGTTCGTACATAGCTTGCTTTATGATTTTTATTGCTTCTGCTGGTGTATTAGCTTGATTTCCTTTAGGTGTTGAGCTTTTCTTCCAGTCATTCCATGATATTTTCCAGTGAAACGTCCCTGTATTGGGATAATTGGGTTGAGTGTAGTCTATATCCGTCATATAGACGATGATATATTTCGGATATTCGCCAATAGTGATTTGGCTTCCATCATATGATTGACTGTATACAATACCTTTGTTTTTCAGAGCTTTTTTTATTCTTTGCATATTTGAATTACCATCTTAATACCTAAAACGTGCATAGTAGCAAACATCACATCGACTGGCATCCTGCTTTTATACGATAAGTAATTGCACATCGCTTGGTAATCAACAGCCACTATTTTTGCAAGTTTACGATTGCTTATATCCAGCTCTCCTTGTCGCCTGATGATAATATCCAGGATGTTATCGTAAGTTGTCATATTAGTTTCAGTCACTTATCTCTCCCCTTCCTCGTACTGCTCGGCCGTGAATCCTCTCTGTTTCCATTTCAGTAGGATACGGTCTACGTAATCAATGCTCTGTTTGTCATAAGTTAATGCCTCGCGTAATGCATAACGTATCAACCTATCATCATGCTCCTCTGTCCACTGGCAGATTGTCTGTACCTCACGCTGTGATAACGGTCTTCCAAATCCCTGCTCATACAAATCAATGAGCGATGAGTTGTACATGTCGGTTTGTTCCTGCTCTTGTATTTGCAGTTGTTCTTCAACATCCGGAAACGGAGATACGCGCGCGTTGTTTATATTATTTAAATGTCTTTTACTATCCTCTACTATACTAACCTTACCTAACCTATCCTTACCTAACCTAGGCGTACAAGTTGTATCCAGTATGTATCCATTCTGTATACATGATGGATTTTTGACCGTATATGCCTTATTTTGCTTAAGTTCTAGCATAGATTTTTCCAGCTCGTATGCTGTTGGTTTATACCTATCTTTCTGTATGTAATTATGCATTTTCCAGTGCTTGATAACGCATATTCCTGTATCAAAAAGATAGATAAAATTCTTCATCAGAAGGAGCTTCATATCATCCTCAGAAGCTCCTATCATTCTTTGCACTCTTTTTGGATTCCCAAGAAATCCATCATCATCCGCTTTCATTCCCAAATGGAAATACAATGCTTGTGCTGACAATGACATATCCTGGAATGCGTCGCTGTCTATTATCTGTGACGTAAACATTCTTCTTTCTGCCAATTTACCACCTCAATCTGTTAGCTTTCTGCAATCTACAATTCTGCAAATTCCTTTTCCTTCCGCTCTAATTCAGCTGTTAATATTTCCCGTAACTTTGTATCAATTTCTATCGTCGTATAATTTCTGTATCCAGCGCGCTGTTTGTATACACCATTCCAAATATAAAGAGTTTCGTCCCCTAGCATTTCTCTTATGCTGCAAATTTCTTCGTCCAATTCCACTGCCTTGTCCAAAGTTTCTTTATTCATTTTACGTCTCCTTTATCTCAATATTGTATATCTCTGCCATCATGCGCCGTTTCAAGCGGTACACAGGCGTTTTTACTCCTTTGGCATCCTCCACTATCAGCTGACCGTTTCTGTCGTTATACGTAAAGTCTGCTATGTATCTGATAGGCATACCGTACTTGCTCTTGGGTATCAATTCATACGGCACCTGCAGGCGGAGGTTTATTATCTCCCCTGCCTGCTCCAGTAGCCGTAATTCTTGATATCTGGATGCCTCGCGCTTACTGTCAAACTTAATTCCGTCAACCTCTGTCTTAACCGCTCCGTATTTGCTCTTTTTGGGCTTTGTGGGTGGTGTTTGTACGGAGGTATACTTGCGTCCGTCTGGGTAGTTAATCATACCCATAGTAAGCTGTATCAAGTCCTATCTTTGCGGCATAATCAAGCGCCACGTCGATAAGCTTGGTCATTTCTTTTGTGTCAAATGTGCTGGAACCGGGATACAGCCGGTAAATCAAATAGCCTTCCTGCTGTGCAGGTCGCAAGACTTTGACCGCGCGCAGCCCCTGCACCTTGCGAAATTCCTCTTCCGCTTCCGCCGGAGCTACCAAGTCGGTATGCTTGGCATCTGCCAGCTCCAGCAAAGCACAGTATGTATCCCAATCGTTTGCAAGGTGTCCATCCTCTTGCTCTGCAATGTCATGGATGATTTTCCACAGCAGCGCATTCTGGTCGGTTGATCGCTTACTCCTTGGTTTTGATATCTCTAAGGCATATGACTGTGTTTCAAGGCTTTTACAAGCTGATATCCAGTTATATGAGTGTTTGTCTACCTTAAAGGTGATTTCCATATCACCGTCTTCTGTGAGGCTGCGGCGCTGGAATGTAGCTATGATTCTTTGCTTTGCCATAATTACTCCAAATAATTGCGGCGGAACACCATCATAAATGTGTCATGACCATGCAGTGCCTCAAAGCGCCGCTGGCACTCTTGTTTAAGCTGTAAGTCTAACGCTTTATCAAAATGTACTCCGTGGTCTGACATGTTGTGGTACTCCGCTGTAAGGTACACCCAGCATCCCCACTTTTCAGACTTCTTGCGGTTTGCTGTGCCGTAAAATATATGATGCTTGTGCAGCTCCAGAGTAGAGTGCGTTATATAACACTCTTTCTGGTCCTGCATGATTGATTTAGGCATTTTGTACACCTTCGTGTTTCATGTCATATAGCCTAATAAGCTCTCTGTATGCGTTGCATACATTTATGTTATGCTGTCCATCGTTTCCGAGGTTTTGGTCCTTGATGCCCATTTTTGCAAGTAATTTAACAACACCTGGTTCATGGCAATCAATGTTGCGCTTTTTTAACTCTTCGCGTAACTCGACATATTCGTTTTTGCTGCGGTTAATCAATTCTCTATCTTCTGGTTTATCCTGCTGCTGCTTGTGTTCGTCTGTATCTGCGTCTTTGGCATCATCAATCGCAAACAATCCGTTTAAGGCATATTTTCTTGCATATGACGATGCCGTTCCGGTTACCTGGCTCTCGTCCATACCTTTTTTCTCGGCACTCTCTCTTGCGTATGCCGTATTAGAGATGCTTTCTTTTGTTGCCCAACATGTGATTGTTGCGGTAGCTACGATATAATATCTGCTACCGATTAGTTGCAATTCATCATTTACGGTCAATGTTGTCTTATGCTTATTACACAGAGGTTTTGCCGCTTCAAGGATGTCTTCACAATTCCGATAATAATATTTACCGAATTTATTCCATTGATTTTTCGGTGCTTTTAGTTCGCATTGGATCATGGATAACTTTTCGTATATTCCTGCTTCTGTCATTCTGGTCACCTCACTGCTCAGTTGTTTCATCGTCACACTGGTTATCACAGCACTCTGCATGTTTGCTCCTGTAATAAGGGCACCACTTATTTACGTTGCAGTAGTTGTCGCAGCGGTTGTCTGCACCCTCACGTTTCACAATGCTGTGTTTATCATCCAGCATCATATTGTCAAAATAAGCTCTTGCATCCCCTTCTGTTTTAAACAGCTTCACAGCTGATTTGCGTCCTTTTTTCATTATTGCGTATGTGTCATCTTTGTGCCAGCGCTCTTCTGGTGTGCAGCTCGGCAAATCTGCATCATCCATTTGCTCGCAGTCGCTTAAATCTTCAAATCGTCGCTTTATCCATCCTTCAATTTCAGCAAAATCTGTATCTGTAAAATCCCAGCCGATACGATATACAGGATGCTGCGGATAGTTACCACCTTGCAGAGCCTTTGCTTTGCTCTGGTCTTTGAGCATGGCCACTATCTCGCCACGATGCGCGTCAAAGCCAATCTGTCGCAGCATCCAGCAATAAATCAATGTCTGCTTACGATAATCAGCCCAGTCATTAAACAGTACCTTATTAACTGACGCTGTCTTGTAATCGGTAACTGTTCCTGTCTTATCGTCGTAGAGGTCAAATATTCCGCTCAGCTTGTAACCATTAGCCAGTTCTATGACCAGCTTATTTTCTTTTAGCTGATTTTTGGTTTCCTGCGCCTGCTCCAAAACGTTGTGTACAGCGGTGCCAAATATCGCCCATATCATTTCTGATACATCCTGTTCAATTTCGTTGTCATGACGGCGTTCCAGTATGACCTGTCCCGGCCCTTTTAACAGAGCTGTAACACTATACTGCTTTGGTTTGTATGTATGCTCACGCATAACTGCTGCAACGATTGGTTCCGGCAGGTTAAGATAATTTGTTATTATCATCATGTGCCTCCTCAAGCGGGTCAATTTCCCCGTTTATGATGTTTGTTATTTCTACCATCTTCTTTGCAATAGAAATATCTGTATCGCGAAAATCAAAATTAACATAATGTGATTTCAAGATCTCTTTTTCTCCTTTGTTTTCGTCAACCCACAAATGCATAATGAATTGAACCTGTTTGCATGCTCCGATACCGATTTGTAAATGGTAGCTTACGTTTTTTTTGGGTTTACTGCGTATAACATGTAGCGCTAACCACTCAGCTACAGCCTGTAATTCTCCGTACATTAAAATACCTCCTCAGTAGATCTGATATATCTCTCCACTGCTGTTTCCTTTCTTTCTTCCTCCTCAGCTTCCGCCTGCAGGTCTGCCAGCTCGTCTGCTGACAGCTGCCACTCATCATCGTAGTGGTCTGGGTCCATGCGGTTATAGATGGTTTTCATGATGATTCTCCAGTAATACAATGGGGTCGCATATAACTCCCATACGCAGGGTGTTGTACATGCTGATAACCAGATATATAGTTAATACTGCATGACCGATTACTATGTATTCCCACATCACTCTTCCTCTGTAACTGCCAGTTCTTCGATTTCCTTTAGTGTTACACTGGATGGGTTCCACCCCTCTACAAAGTGACATGCCTTGTCAAAATCCTTGGCTCTGATTTGCGTTCGTGGCCGAGCATCCATTGCGTTACAGATATCCCGATTGATTCCATGCCGTAAAGCTCCGCATTGCTGCTTCGTCCACTGGTACTTATAGACTTCTTTCACAGCCTGCAGGCGCTTATTCACAAGGTTTCCGATATAGCCGTACTGTGTAGGGTCTATTCTTGCGTTTTTCTCTAGATGGGTTACACGTTCATCGATTTTCTCAACCTTTGCTTTCTGGTTATGCGCAACTTCTACAAGCAAGTCCAGCTTCTCTTCTGGTGTGGTTGGCAGTCCGTCTTTGATTTGCTGCTCCATTGCATTAAATGCCTGGATGTATTTGATTTTCCAATTATTGGCCATATCGCCATTAAATCCCATCACAAGCAGTGTGAATCCGTCTCTGTTCATATAATACATAGGATACGACTTTCCTCTGTTCTCATATTTAGATTCATAGAACCATGAATTGACGGCTAAGTTTTTAGCCACCAAACTGCGTATGCTTTCTAAAACATTCTTATGCTGTTTGTTAAAATCCTCCGCAATCTGCAAGCTTGTTACAACCGGTTGCTGATGATCATTGTCATATGTAATAGTGATTTCTTTGTTCATATTGTCTCCTTTCTGACAATTATGTGATATGATTATGTGTAATAAAGAAAGGGTGGTTAGGGTTGGAATACACAGAAATAATTGCACTTATAGGATGTGTTACTGGATGCTGCAGCCTTATGTTAAATTTCTTAATCTACTTTAAAAGAAGAATGAAATTAAAGGTTGAGTTTCCTAATGATTATCCTAGTTTTTTCTTTGATAAGTTATATAACCATTGGCATGTAAACACAGATAGACAGGCTATTGTTGGCATCAGATTTATCAATAACTCTAGCGAGAGCATCACTATTTACAAAATAGATGCATACATAAATGAAGAACACTATTATTTTGAAGAATATGGTGTTCATACAATTACTGACAATGTTGAAGATATGGATGATACCTCAATACTTCTTCCTCTCAAAAAACGCAATGGGAAGATATTATCCGCAGAAAGTTTTGATATGACTAAGCAGATAACACTGCCTATAAAAATAGATTCATATGGTGTCGAAGAAGGATACATGTTTTACAATTTCTTTCCGGAAATAAATAAATCTGTAAATATGAAATTCATTATCAAGACTTCCAGAGGTACTAAAAAAACATCATTTTGGATACATGAACATACCTGCGACGATAAATGACAATGCAATCAAAGTACAAATCACTATCAAACAATTCAGAATTTTCTCCCTTTTTCTAGCAGGTATATAAATGTCATTGTATGTCGCCTCGTGAATAAATCTTTCTGCAATGATTTTTTTGTATCTAGTACCTTTATCGTCATATAAATACTGAACCGTATAACTGATACGACGCCTGTTTCCTGTAAACTCCCGCTTCTTCACATAACCACCTCTTGATTTTTAATTACTTGTCCCTTATAATGAGATTGAATCTTTTTATAAGGGTTCGTGGTTTAGATGCTCGTTCAGTTTGCCGACTTGGGAGCATCTTTTTTAATACTCTTTTTTCTCATAGAGTAGTCCTTTCTGTTTTATTGACCTTTTCCTTGTATGTGTTAATATTTACTTATACTGGGAAAGGGGGTGATTTTTTTGACAAAAATATATGCTTGTTTAATTGGGAATTGGGTGTGTCTGAATGATGATCCTGATTGCGTCATGGGTGAACATATGCAGTCTCCTTGTAATTGGTTTGAAGAAGGTGGAGATATATATGCACCTATTAAGCGCGATACAGCTGATTCATATTATGAATTAGACTACATCAAAATCCATTACAAAGGTAAAGATTATCGAATCAATCCTGTTCACATCCAAATTGTTGTAGAATAGAATCCACAATGGTTTCACAAGAATCAAGTGTAAGTTCACGCTTATGCTTGATTTCTTTTGCGTGGAAATGTTGATCAATACCTGCTTTTACCTTTTGCCAATCGTGATATGATAACCCTTCAAGGCTCGTAACTGCTTCTTTTATTTTTGCTTTATTCATTTGCTCACTTCCTTTTTTTAAATTACTTCTCCAATAATGAGTGATCTACTTTCATCCCTTTTGTGATACTACAAAGTGTATTCTGTAAATCCATAGAAGCTAAGTCATCTGCCAATGATTTGGCTTCTTTTAATATAATTACTAAGCGTTCCACTTTATCCAGTGCTTCATCAATTCCTTTCACATCCTCACTTCCTTTCCTGCTTGTACGGCGGATTCCCATTCCTCACCATTTGTAGTGCCGTTTGCGTTTCCACAGTTACATCCAGTCCCAGATGATCAAATACTTTATGCTTACTGATTTCATAGGTAAAGCATTCATTTCTAGGGTCTGTCTTTACAGCGTGTCCGATATCGCCATAATATCCTGCTCTTAAGCAGAGGCGTAACGTTTGTGCGTCAATTCCCAGAAACTCTCCTGCTTCTTCTGGTGTGAGGGTGCACGGACTTGTATTTCTTGACATGGTATCCTCCTTTCATAACAAGTCTTTAATATCTACCTTGAAGTACTCTGCTAAAATTTCAAGCTTATCAGCTTTTGGCTTACACCGTCCTGTTTTCCAACTGCTAATAGTTGCTTGTCCAATGCCGGTTTCTTTTGAGAGCTGGTAAGCAGATATTTTTTTCTGTTTCATCAGCTTCTCTATTTTTTTATACAAAATAACACCTCCTCTCTTGCAATACTCAACAAATGTGATATACTGATATTGGAAAAGTAAGAAATAGTATATATATCCGTGGCAGGATTTCGAATACTATGCATTTGTTGAATACACCTGTAGTATACTATCTATTTTGGTGTATGTCAATGCTTTTACTATGAATTTGTTGAATATACTAAAAAAGGAGATTTATTATGTATGAAAGATATGAAAAAATCCTAGCTGAGAAAGGATTAACTTCTTATCAAGTATCTAAGGCTACAGGGGTTTCTCAAGCTGTATTAAGCAGTTGGAAAGTTAAAAGAAGTAAACCGAAATTTAGCAGCATAAAGAAAATTGCAGATTTTTTAGGTGTGTCCATTGATTATTTAATGGGTGAATCAAACGAAAAAATAGAAAGACCGGAAAAAAAAGAGCACATGGTTCAAATGCCTCTTTACTCGCAAATTTGCTGTGGTAACGGTGGATTTGTAGATGATGATATTATTGATTATATATCACTTCCCGACACCATTCTGAATCCAAAAAAAACATACTTTGCGCAGTATGCTAAAGGCAACAGTATGATAGACGCAAACATCCATGATGGCGACCTATTAATTTTTGAATTAACAAATATATTAGAGAATGGTCAAATTGGGTGCTTTTGCATCGACAATAACGAAGCGATGTGTAAGAAATATTATAAAACAGATTCTGGAATCATTATGTTGCAACCTGCTAATGACAAGTATGATCCAATAGCTGTAACAGTAGAAAACCAATGTTTTAGGATCATTGGGAAATTGGTTGGAGTTTATAATATTAGATAAAAGGGGGATATTTATGAAA